AAATTGCAGTGAGCAGCCTTACAGGAGCTTAGAGAGGTGGTATCATGATCAAGTTAAGTAAGCCAAGTAAAATGCCTTGTCATTCATGGAGTACTGAGGCAATCTACCATTGTCCTGCTTCAGTAGATAAGGATGGACAGTTAGTTGATGCATGCAAGTCTTGCTATGCGACTGGTGGTTTCTATCAAATGCCTAGTGTTAAAGCACTGCGTCAGCACAACGCTAAAGATTGGCAGCGTGAGGAATGGGTAGATGAATTTGTAGCACTGCTAGATACGCATAGATATTTTAGGTGGTTCGACAGTGGTGATGTATACCACATACGATTAGCTAAGAAAATTCTAGAAGTAATGAAACGTACACCTTGGGTACATCATTGGTTGCCTACACGTATGTATAAATTTGGTAAGTTTTTGGAGGTGTTAAATGAAATGGAATCATTGGATCATGTTGTCGTTAGGTTTAGCAGCGATAGCATCACAGGCGAGCTTGTGTCAGGAAATACTACTAGCACTATCATACCAGATAGTTCCTATCCAGTAGGGAGTACGACAGAAGTATGTAAAGCCTACGAACGTGCAGGTAAATGTGGTGATTGTCGCCTATGTTGGAGCAAAGATGTAAAAACAATTGCCTATCCTATGCATGGAGCTAAGGGTTTGAAGCTAATAAAAATGAGGAACGTGGCATGAATGAACAAACATATATAGTTAGAGGTATTATAGTAAGCCCATATGTTCTTGATGCAGAGGTATTCGTTGAGGAAGAAACGGGTATACTAAATGTATATACTTTTGGGTGGACTAAAGAAGAGGAAGAGGTTGGAGCAGAGCACTACAAGGCTCTTGATGATTTCTACTTTGAAGAAATAGTAACTGTTATTGTTCGCTCTTTAGAGCTTGAAGGAGTATTTCTTGATGATAGTTAATAAGATACTATGTTGTTTATTGTATATGATTATTGTTTATTATGTAATTAAGAATCTCTTAAGGGTTTTATTTTAGCATACTTGTTGTGTGAAGTCAAGGGGTATGTTAAACTAATTTCCTAGGAAACTTTAGGAGTATGATTATGAGGTGTGTTTGTTGTGATACAGAGTTAACAGACTATGAAGCAACTAGAAAATATGAAGTAGGTATTTTTCTAGATACATGTAATGATTGTTGTCAGGAGTTTGATAGCGAGATACCCACTATAAATAGAATGGATTTACTATCCGTAGGAGATGAAGAATGATTGAGTTATATTCAAGGGCAGGTTGTGAACCTTGCGTTATACTAAAGAGCAAGTTGCTAGACTTAGGTATCAGTAATTATATACCATGTGATGTAAGTGTTAAGGAACATCTTGACGCACTCAAGCAGTTAGGTTTTCGTAGTATTCCTGTTGTCCTAAAAAAGGATGATCAAGGAAATGTTCTAGACACTTTGCAAGGTAGTAAGGTTTTTGATAAAGTATTAATTGATTTCTTTAAGGAGAATTAAAAATAATGAGTGACGGAAGAGCAGAAGAGTTTGACTACTCTGCTGAGGCAGATAAGGTAACACACGTTGAACCAACTAACGAGTATCGCTTGGTAGTTCGCAACGGCTACCCTCTTCTACAAAGAATGTATCATCTTTCTTGTATAAAGAATGGGGAACGTGTTATGATATGTAAATGGACAACACAGGATACAATTTATGAAACAAATTAAAGTAGAACTAGTAGACAGTTGCTGTACTGACCTAGCCACAGTGAATGCGGCAAGGGTGAGTTTTGATAAAGAGAGTGAATGGGCGCGTAGCATAGAGCCTTGTGAAGGATGCACCTGCACGACACCTGCTTGTTATGTAGAAGGGTTGTCAAACGAAGACACAAAGCTAATCAAGTACCTAGCTAAACATAAGCATATGACCCCGTTCCGACATAACTTCATTAAGCTGCGAGTGAAAGCCCCTATCTTTCTAGCAGCACAGCTTAAGAAGCATCAGGCAGGCTTGAGTTGGAATGAAGTTAGCCGTCGGTATGTGTCTAGTGAGCCAGAGTTTTATATGCCTGAAGTGTGGCGTGGTAAACCAGAGGGTAGTATTAAGCAAGGTAGTGCTGGTGAGTTAGATTTAGGGGGCATTGTACGTCTTGCGTACAAGTTGCACTTAGATGTAGTTACTAACCTATATGACGAAATGCTAGATGCTGACGTAGCACCTGAGATGGCTCGTATGGTCTTGCCTCAGAGCATGATGACTGAGTGGATATGGAGTGGCAATCTCTTAGCCTTTGCTCATGTGTACAAAGAACGCATTGCGGCAGGTGCACAACAGGAAGCACAAGACTTTGCTAAACAATTGAATGAAGCTATGGGTGGATTAGCACCTGTTAGCTGGGAGGCGTTAACTAAATGATGTTCTTGAATCACTTTGATGAAATTATGAAGGGCTTTAAGTGTGACTTTAACACTGCAATTCAACTGTATCAACGTGGTACAGTATGGGAGGATTAAAAATGAGTAACTTAAATTTAACCTGTGAACAGATAGAATACATTACCACTAAGAGGCTTAAAGAAATACTGTACGAGCTGGATCAACCTGAAACCTTTGGGTCTGATCCTTGGGATGCGGCCTACGTGCAAGACGCATTGATGGACGTGCTAAAGTTAATGTTAACAGATAAGGAATATGTATCCTTATGGGGAGACAGGCATGGGATTTGTACAGACACACGTAGCGTGTGATGACTGTGGAAGCAGTGATGGTAGATCAATTGATGATAAGGGGTGGTCACACTGTTTTGTGTGTGAAACCAGAACTAAAGATAATGGGGTGGTTACGATGGGAGTAGATAAGAAACCAAATGGTAGCTTTGATAAACTAAAAGAAAGTCTAATGTCTGGACAATACAAGAGTGTTGTTAGTCGAGGCATATCAAGCGATACATGTAAGGCATACAAGGCTCAGTTACAGGGCGAGGTTATGCACTTCGGTTATCATGATAAAGATGGGTACTTAGTTGGCGCTAAGACACGCTCACCTGATAAAGACTTTCGCACTCAAGGCACTTGGCAAGATACTGTACTGTTTGGACAGAATCTATTCACTAAAGGTGGTAAGTATATTACTATCACTGAGGGTGAGTACGATGCTATGTCAGCCTATCAGATGCTAGGGAGTAAGTATCCTGTAGTATCTATAAAGAATGGTAGTGCTGGTGCATTGAAGGATTGTCGGGCTAGTTACGAGTATCTAGATAGCTATGAAAATATTGTAGTCTGCTTTGATTCAGACGAGGCTGGTACTAAAGCTGCCAACCAAGTGGCTGAGTTGTTTGGTGGCAAGACAAAGGTATTCAAACATACTAAGGATGAAAAAGATGCAAACGATTATGTTAAGTACAATCGCACTAAAGAGTTTGTCGATCGGTGGTGGTCTTCAGAACGATTTGTTCCCGATGGAATTGTTGCAGGAAGTAGCTTGTGGGATGAAGTTAATAAACCCATCGCACCAGCACAGTGTCTCTATCCATATGACGGAATCAATAAGCTCACTTATGGTATCCGCTTCGGAGAACTCGTCACAGTTACGGCTGGCTCTGGATTAGGTAAGAGTCAATTCATGCGAGAGATTATCTGGCAGATCATCAGTAAGACTGAGGATAATATTGGTATACTTTTCCTAGAAGAGAGTATCAAAAAGGCTGGCTTATCTCTAATGAGTTTAGCTGCTAATAAACCTTTGCACTTGCCTGATACTGAGGCGACTGACGAGGAAAGGTTAGATGCTTTTGAGCGTACACTAGGTACTGATCGTGTGTTCTTGTTCGATCACTTCGGTTCTACTGGTGTCGATAATATCATTAGTCGTGTACGTTATATGGCTAAAGGTTTAGGCTGTAAGTATGTTGTACTGGATCACGTATCTATTGTGGTGTCAGCACAGGCTAGTGGTGATGAACGTAAAGCGTTAGACGAGATCATGACTAGGCTTCGTATGCTAGTACAAGAGACAGGCATTGCTTTGTTTGTTGTGTCTCACCTCAAGCGTCCTGATAGTAAAGGACATGAAGAGGGAGCAGCTACCAGCCTATCTCAGTTACGTGGCTCTGGTTCTATCGCACAGCTTAGTGATATGGTTATTGGTCTTGAACGTAATGGTCAGGCCGAGGATGAAGAGACTCGCAACACTACCCATGTTAGGGTATTGAAGAATCGTTTCTGTGGTATCACAGGTAAGGCAGCACCCTTGATGTACAATCATAATACTGGTAGAATGTTGGAGGTAGTGGAGGAGGAAGAGATATGAGCAAGATAGGAAACTATGTATTAGAGAGGCAGGAAAATGAGTACGATAATAGATATAGAAACAACTTCCAAGATGGATCACATCTGGTGTTGTGGGATACAGACGGATCACGAGAAACGTCAGCGCATACTAGTGAACTCCATGCAATTGCAAGAGCTTACCAAGAATACGCAATCTATTGTTGGACACAACATTATATCCTTCGACGCTCCCAAGATAGCTACGCTATGGGGAGTTACTCTTGAACCCAGTAAGCTTTGGGATACTCTATTACTATCTCGCCTGTGGAATCCTAGGCTACTCGGTGGTCATTCACTGGCAGCGTGGGGAGATAGGTTGGGTTATCCTAAGCTTGATTTTACTGACTATGATGGCGGTCTTACAGATGATATGAAGACCTACTGTAAGAAAGATGTAGAGGTAACGAGCAAGTTACTTGACCATCTTACTAAACAGTTAGAAGCAGACGGATTCAGTGAAGAGTCTCAAAGACTTGAGCATGATGTTGCTTTAATCATAGCACAACAAGAGAGTAACGGATTCAAGCTCGACATAGCCAGAGCTAATCAGTTACTTACTGATCTTATGGGGAGAATGAATGAGCTTGAAAGAGAAGTGCAACAGGTCTTCCCTCCCTTGGTGGAGGAGAGAATCTCAGAAAAGACAGGCAAAAGACTCAAGGATAAAGTCACAGTGTTCAACCTTGGAAGCAGAAAGCAAATTGCCAAGCGCCTCCAAGACAAAGGGATAGTCTTTAAGGACAAGACTGAGAAAGGTAACATCATTGTTAATGAAAAGACCTTGGCTGGTATTGATCTACCAGAAGCACGTATGATAGGTGAATACCTTACCTTACAGAAACGTGTAGGACAGATTGATAACTGGGTCAACGCAGTAGCAGAGGATGGTAGAGTACACGGCAGGGTAACAACTAATGGTGCTGTCTCTGGACGGATGACACACCAAAGCCCTAATATGGCACAATGCCCTGCTAGTAAACATGATAAGAAAACAGGTGAACTACTATGGGGAAGGGCTTCATGGTATGGTACCGATTGTAGAGCTTGTTGGATTGTAGAAGAGGGTAATGTACTCACGGGTATAGACGCTTCTGGTTTAGAATTGAGAATGCTTGCCCATTACATGAACGATAAGGACTATACCAAGCAACTATTAGAAGGAGATATACATACTTACAATCAGAACATGGCTGGTCTAGCTTCACGTGATCAAGCAAAAACTTTTATCTACGCCCTTATTTATGGCGGAGGTGTGGCTAAGATAGGTGAGATAGCAGGAGGCTCGCCAAGAGTAGGTAAGCAGTTGGTTGATAAGTTCCTCAAGAACCTACCTGCCTATGCAAGGTTGAAGAAGAAGGTGTTGACTTCAATGCGTAGTTCAGGTACACTGAGAGGACTAGATGGGAGAAGGCTTAGAGTTGAGTCAGAGCATTCCGCTTTGAATTTTTTATTACAATCAGCAGGTGCGATAGTAATGAAGAAAGCTCTAGTACTTTTAAACCAGAAGTTAATTGATCATGGTATATGGTACAAGTTTGTAGCTAATGTACATGATGAATGGCAAATAGAAACTACTAAGGCTGATGCCAATTTAGTAGGAGAGCTAGGGAGACTCGCCATCAAAGAAGCTGGTGAGCACTTCCAAATGAATTGTCCGTTAGATGGTGACTTCAAAGTAGGAACCACTTGGGCAGAAACACACTAGAGTTTCCTAGGAAACTTTGCAAACAGGTCTAGTGTACTTTTAAATTGTAATGAGGAAAATTCCATGCAAACACATAACGTATTAAAAATCCAAGCAACAGCTTACTGGTTCTCTTTCTTAGAGAAGAACGAGATGTCAGATAAGTACCAAGTTGATGTTAGTCAACTATCTGAGGATCAAGTAGATCGCTTGGAAGGGTTAGGTATCAGTGTAAAGAACAAGGGTGATGATCGTGGTTACTTTGTAACTGCTAAGTCCTCTAAGTTTGCTCCGCGAGTGGAGGATTCTGATGGCTTCCTAGTAACTGAACCTGTAGGTAATGGCAGTAAGGTTACATTCATCATCAAGCCCTATGATTATAACTTCAAGGGTAAGACAGGTGTAGGTGTAGGTTTATCTAAGGCGCGTGTTGACGAGCTAGTAGTATTCTCGAAAGATGATGCTGGCTTTGATGACATTCCGAGCATCTAGATATGCTGCTTCTCATAGACGCTGATATACTTTGTTATCGTATCGGTTTCGCATGTGAGAGTGAAAGTGAGGGAGTTGCTTGTAGGACTATGAGTAACTTTCTTACTGACATTATCGAGGATCTAGTAATGGATTCTGATGATGAGACACATGAGGTTGAACTCTACCTAACAGGTAAAGGTAACTTCCGCTTTGATTATGCTGTTACTGCAGAGTACAAAGGTAATCGTAAGAAGAATAGGAAACCTCAGCATCTCCCTGCGCTGCGTGACCACTTGGTTGCAAAGCATGGGGCGATAGTGACTCAAGGCGAAGAGACAGATGATAGGATAGCTATTAGAGCTACGCAAAATCCTGAAGCAATCATAGTATCTCTTGATAAAGATTTCCACCAGCTTGTGTGTGGTCATTATAACTTTGTCAAGAAAGAATTATTCTATGTGACAGAGAAGGAAGCAGTGTACAATTTCTATATGCAGTTCTTAGTAGGTGACTCTGCTGATAACATCAAAGGTGTTAAAGGTATTGGCCCTAAGAAAGCTGAAAAGCTTTTGAAAGATAAGACTGAGTTAGAGATGTATGCAATCTGCGTAGATAAACTAGGAAGCGAAGAGAGAGCTATAGAGAATGGCATTCTCTTACACTTACGAAGGAAGGATAATGAAATATGGCAACCACCAAAACCCGTAACAACGGACGCTGGACAGAAGCTAGACACAAATCCTTTATAGTCTCTGCTCTGCGAGGAGCGCATAGTAAATGGGGAGTTAAAGCGGATGTTAAAAAATCTGCAAGAGTTGATGTTGGGAGGTACTTATGTGCTTGCTGTGGTGATGTTGGCCCAGCTACTTTGCCTCCCCTTAAAGGGCAGAAGCGGCGAAGAAATAATGCTGCTGTTGACCACATTGATCCTGTTGTTTGCACTAGAAAAGGTTTCATTGACTGGAACACGTACATAGAACGTATGTTTCTAGAAGAGGATGGATACCAAGTACTCTGTTGGAAGTGTCATAGTGCTAAGACTAGGGATGAACGAGAAGAGAGGAAAAAGAAATGAGACATTTAGTTATACCTGATACACAGGTTAAACCTGATCAGAACTTAGACCACTTAAGGTGGGCAGGTAAATATGCTGTTGAGATGAAGCCCGATGTGATCATTCACTTAGGCGACCATTGGGATATGCCCAGCCTCAGTAGCTATGATACTGGTAAGAAGAGCTTTGAAGGTAGACGTTATACTAGAGATATCTCCGCAGGTAACGTAGGTATTAATATGTTCATGGCTCCAATCTTAGAAG